TGGAATAATTGGGCGTCCTCAGTTGATCGCCAAGCAGCGGTATCCGTCCCAGCCGTCAACCAATGTCTTAATCTAATCAAGGGCACTATTGCTGGCATTCCGCTAGAAATGTATTCACTGTCAAACGGTGAAGAATTGGCGATGCCTGTCTGGGTTCGTCAGCCAGATGCTCGCGCACCACGTTCAGTCACTATTGCCTGGACTGTCGATTCTCTTATTATGTACGGCGTCGCTTATTGGCGCGTCACAGAAGTTTATGCAGACGATTTACGTCCTGCTCGCTTTGAATGGATTCAGAACAACCGAGTAACTACAAAGCTCGACCAGTTCTCCCAAGAAGTTCAGTATTACATGGTCAATAACGTACGAGTCCCAGAGTCCGGCGTTGGATCATTGGTTACATTCCAAGCATTCGACCAAGGACTATTGATTCGCTCACAGCGACTTATCAACTCAGCAATTCAGGCAGAAGAAGCTGCAAACGTTGGCATCTCCTCGCCCCAACCGACTGGCTATTTGAAAAATTCGGGAGCTGATCTCCCAGATGGTCAGATTCAAGGACTTCTTAACACTTGGAAAACTGCTCGTAAGAATCGCTCAACTGCTTATCTTACTTCTACTCTTGAGTACGTTCCAACTTCATATTCACCTATGGAGATGACTTACAACGACTCAATCGAGGAAATGGCGGCTCAAATCGCTCGCGCTATGAACGTACCAGCGCAGATGATTAACGCAGAACATAACCGCAGCTCTACTTATCAGAACGTCTTGGACGCCCGCAAAGAATTTATGGCGTACTGTCTCGCACCTTACATCAACGCTATCGAAGATCGTTTATCCCTAGATGACCTCACTCCACGTGGTCAAGTCGTGAGATTCGCCGTGGATGAGACATTCCTTCGCGCTAACCCACAGGATCGCTTAGCAGTCACCGAAAAACTTCTTCAACTTGGACTAATCAGCTTAGACCAAGCGAAAGAGATGGAAGGACTCGCACCAGACGGTAGCGAGGAAGATTCAACAATGCCAGAACCAATCGAGGAGTCAACACCAGATGCTACTGAACTTTAGCTCACCAATCGAGGCAGCAGACGGAGAGCGTCGCATCGTCTCAGGTCAAATCGTTCCATTCGGCTCAGTTGGTAACACATCCATCGGACGCGTTATCTTTGAGGCAGGTTCTATTCAGATTCCTGCTCCATCAAAGATTAAATTACTCGCGCAGCACAACACCAACGATCCAATCGGTCGCGCTCAGTCATTCAAGGAGACAGCATCCGGCATCGACGGAGTATTCAAGCTCTCAGCAGCGTCTAAGGCTCAGGATTACCTAGTCATGGCATCTGAGGGACTTATCGACGGTCTATCAGTTGGAGTCGAAGTTATCGCATCACGCGAACGTCGCGACGGAACAGTTATCGTTTCATCAGCAATGCTCAAGGAAGTCTCACTCGTTGAGTCTCCAGCATTTACCGAGGCTCGCGTCCTCGAAGTAGTCGCCGCAGAAGGCGAAGAAGATTCTGCACCTACCGAGGTGGCAGAGGAAACCCAAACAGAAAGTGAGGCAGCTGTGTCAGAAGATACAACTCCCGTAACAACTGAGGCAGCAGCAGCACCAGCGGCGGAAGCCTCACGCCCAACAATCAAGGCAGCAACACCTTATGGAGAGCACACAACTCGTGTTCGCCACGGTATCGACTCAATGGGTCGCTACACAGAGCACAAGATCAAGGCAGCTCTCGGTGACGAGACATCAAAGCTTTGGGTCTCAGCTTCTGAGGACTTGACTGCATCAGATTCATTCACTAACAACACTGCATTCAACCCAATCCAGTACATGAAGGAGTTCGTATCAAATACTAACTTCGGTCGTCCAGCGATTGACGCAGTATCTCGTCAGGCACTTCCATCAAACGGAATGTCATTCAACGTTCCTAAGCTCTCAGTTGCACCAACAGTTGCAGCAGTAGCAGAACTTGGCGACCCAGCAGGTACTTCAATGGAATCTGCATACATCACCGGAACAGTGGCTAAGTACGCTGGCTCACAGGTCATCTCACTCGAACTTCTCGAGCGTTCAGACCCAATCTTCTTCGATGAACTCGCTATCCAATTGCAGCGTGCATACCTCAAGGCAACAGACCTTGCTTTGATTACAGCACTCAAGACAGGTACTCTTGCAACAGCAGTTGCAGGTACTTCAGCAGGTATCATCAGCTACGTATCGACAGAATCAGCAGCAGCTTACAACGCGACTTCATACTTCGCACGTAACTACATCGCTGGAACAGGTCAGTGGTCACTTCTTATGTCTGCAACAGACACAACAGGTCGCCCAATCTACAACGCATCAAACCCAATGAACAACGCTGGTAACGCTGTACCAGGCTCAATCAAGGGTAACGTTCTAGGTCTCGACCTTTACGTAGATCACAACGTCGAAGCAACAGTTATCGACGACTCAGCATTCATCGTTGCGCCAGAGTGCGTTACATGGTACGAGTCACCAACCTCATTCTTCTCAGTGAATCAGGTTTCAAACATGGCTATCAACACAGCCATCTACGGTTACGGTTCTGCTCTCGTCAAGCAGGCAGCTGGTATCCGTCGCTTCAACCTAGTTTAATCAACTAGAACCTAGTACGCCGGCTGGCGGGGCAGAGCCCTTCCCCGCCAGTTCGGTCTTAGAAAGGAAACATGGCAGCCACATACGTTACAGCTGAGGAACTTCGCACAGTCCTTGGAGTAGGCACTCTCTATCCAGACAGTGACCTTGAACTGGCATGCCAAACTTCCGAGGATATTCTTAAGGAGTATCTCTGGTTCGATTCCGTTCCAGTAGTCGGTTCTATTGTGCAAGATGGATATGCGACTCTCGTCCTATCTTCTAATGGCTCATTCACCACAGGGCAAACAGTGTTCGTGTCTAATTCCGGCACTAAGTTCAATGGGTCTCACACCATCACAGCCACCTACCCATACTCACAGGGTTCTGGCACTTTCCCATTCTTTGCTTACCTACAGCCATATACTTATAACACTTTTCCACGCACTTACTCTCTTATCCAATGGACAACTTCTGAGGCGAACCAGAACTATCGCGCAGTCGTTCCATACGGCAAGTGCGCTGGCGCAGATACTAAAGAGACAAGCTACGCAACTACTCCAGCAATCCGTGAAGCGGCTCTTATGCTTGCGGTCGACGTCTGGCAAGCACGTCAAGCACCTTCATCTGGCGGCGTCTCAGTCGATGGCATTACCCCTAGCCCATACCGTTTAGGTAACACCATGCTCGCTAAGGTTCGCGGTCTCATTGCGCCTTACACAAACCCACGGGCGATGATTGGATGACCGTCCCAGCCGTAACCACGCTGCGTCAGACATTGGCGACGGCTCTCACTGCTAATACGACCTACCAAGTATTCGCTTACCCACCTCAGACAATTCAGGCTAACTCAGTCATTATCGTCCCAGATGATCCATACCTAGAACCTTCTAATGATTCATGGGCGTCAGTCGGTCCGACTGCCAATTTCAAGCTCATTATCACCGTCCCACTCTTTGATAACCAAGGCAATTTGCAAGGTATCGAAGAAGCCGTCGTTACTATGTTCAATGCGTTATTCGCTGCGACAGAGAACGACACAATTTCCTACAACGTAGGAACAGTAAGTCAGCCACAAGTCCTGAACGCCGCTTCCGGAGATTTACTCTCTTGCGAGATGGCAATCAGCCTAGTCACCACATGGAGCTAAAAATGGATCACTATACAGACATGGACGCATGGAAAGCAGAGCAAGCAGCATTCCTGACTAAAATCGGTCAGGTAGTAGAAAAGCCAACTAAGTCAAAGAAAGACGAGGAATAACCTAAATGGCAGTATTTCTAAATAATGGCGTAGGCGTGAAGGTTAATACAGTCGACCTCTCTGACCACGTTAACAACATCACTCTCAACCGTAACTTCGATGAACTCGAAGTTACTGCGATGGGTGACTCAGGACACAAGTTCATCAAGGGACTTGAGGCTTCATCTCTTACTCTTGATTTCCTCAACGATACAGCTACAGCATCAGTTCTTGCGACGCTACAGGCTGCATGGGGAACAAACGTCACTGTCGTACTCTTGCAGAACAAGGGAACAGCAGTCTCAGCAACAAACCCACTTTACACAATGACATGCCTCGTCAATGGCACAACAGACATCAACGGCGCAACAGGCGACCTCTCAACACAGAGCGTCACTTGGAACGTCAGTGGTACAGTTGCAGTAGCCACAACAGGTACATTCTAAGCATCAAACGAAAGGGCTAAAGCATGGCAAAGTTAAAGGTCACACTGGTCGATGGCGCAATTCACGATATTGCCGTAACTCCCAAATTGGAGTGGGCGTTCGAGATTTATGCCAAGAAGGGCTTTCACAAAGCCTTCGTTGAAGATCAGAAGCAGTCAGACGTTTACTGGTTGGCATGGGAAGGGCTTCGTCAGAACGGCATTACAGTCAAACCGTTCGGCGAGGCTTTCCTCGATACTCTCCAGAGCGTTGAGGTGCTTAACGACGACCCTTTAGAATAGACCGCCAGAGTTTTACTTATATGGCGGCACGGATATCTATAGAGGTAGGAATACCAATAGAAAATATCCTAAAGATGGATCATTACACTTTTCAGGTGTATATGGCAGCGTTGAACGATAGAGGGAAGGAGATTAAAGATGCCAGTCGTACTAAGCGGCGTTAATCAACTCCAGAGAAACCTTCGTCAGTTTCAGCCGGACGCTGCAAAAGCATTAAAGAAGCGAGTAGGGGCAGAACTAAAGCCTTTAGCCAATCGAGCTAAGGGCTTAGTTCCTGCTTCTGCTCCACTTAGCGGATGGTCTCCACGTTCCTTTTCAGAGGGCAGATTTCCATTCTTTAATTCAACAGACATTAGAGCCGGTATCGGATCAACTGCCGGAACTACATCGTTCAATCGTTCTGGATTCTCATACGTTGCTTCTATTTATAACGCCAGCCGCGTAGGTGCAATCGCTGAAACCGCAGGACGTAAAAACCCAACTGGTCAGCCATGGAATCCTGCGGCATCAGGAAACCGTTATAGCCATTCCAAGAACCCTAACGCTGGCAGACAATTCATCAGCGCACTCGGTAAAGTGGGAATTGGCAAGTCTGCTGGTCGTTACATATTCAGAGCAGCTGACGAATCTCAAGGACGAGTCACTGCTGCCGTTGTACAGGCATACGAAGATGCCGCCATCAAGTTCTATGGAAAGGGCTTAAAGTGAGCCTCAAGAATGTAGCCTCAGCCTTACGCGTTGCCATCGTAGCCGATGATAAAACCTCAAAGGGTATTAAGTCAGCCAAGAAGAACATCAACGCTCTTGAAAGCTCAGTCAAGAATCTTGGTAAGTCGTTCGGTATAGCGTTTGGCGTTTCAGCTGTATCCGCGTTTGGTAAAGCAACCGTCAAGGCGTTTGAAGCAGATCAGAAGTCAGCAGCCCTACTTGCTAACACAATGAAGAACCTCGGGTTGCAATTCGCTAACCCAGCAGTAGAAGATTTTATCAACAGCCTATCTCAAGCCGCTGGAGTGGCAGACGACCAACTTCGTCCGTCTATGCAGAAACTCTTGCAGGTAACCGGTTCGGTCGTTAAGTCTCAAGAACTTCTTAAGAATGCCATCGATATCAGTCGCGGTTCTGGAGTTGATCTTGAGACAGTTGTTCAGGATATTTCTTCTGCGTTCGTAGGTAATAATAAAGGACTTAAGAAATACGCCATTGGCTTGACTCAGGCGGAACTTAAGACTGCTTCATTCGATACAGTAATGCAGCAGTTTAATAAAAACTTTTCAGGTGCTAATGCTGCCTATCTCAATACCTATGCCGGACAGATGCAAAAACTTAACGTGGCGGCAGGTGAGGCAAAAGAAACTATCGGCAAAGGGCTTATTGACGCTTTTAAGATTCTTGCTGGCGATACCTCAATTGGAACTCTTTCAGATAAGATGGCGACTCTAGCTACTCATATTGCCGACTTCTTCCGCGGCTTGGCTCAAGGGTTCAAAGATTTATCCAATATGCCTATCATTCATCAACTTATTCAACTTGCTGGTCTAATGCTTAAAATTGCCGGCAAAGTTGCTGGCGCGGTTATTGATCCATTCGTCAAAGCGGGGGCGCAAAGCCGTTCGTCTGCTCTTGCACCAGCATCGTCTAATGCTTTCCTGTCAGAGCACATGGCAACTTCTAATGCCGCTAAGGCAGCCAAGGCTGAGAAAGATGCCAAGGCACGTGCAGCCGCTATTCTAAAGTCCCAGCAAGCCAATACAAAGGCACTCAAGGAGCAAGCATTACTTAAAAAGCAATCAGCTCTCTTTGATATGCAGCAGATTGAATTGGTTGCGGCTCTTAAAGGCAAGTTATCCGATGAAGATCGTAAGCGCGCTGAACTCCAACTGGCTCTTTTACAGGGTGATGAAGATACCGCTAAGCGTTTAACAGCTCAGATTGCTGATGCCATTGACAAGACAGGCAACCTCAAGACTTATCTAAACTCAATCACAGCAACCAATGATCCGTTCAAGAACTGGATGGACTCTCTTGAGAAGATTGCAGCCAAGGCAGCTACTATCGGAATGAGTGGCACTGATTCTGCGTCAATGGCGGGCACAGTGGCAACCAACACCGGCACAACCAACACCGGCAGCACATACGGTGCGGCTTATGCCCCGCTCTTGGACTATGCAAAGGGCGTCAGCGTGACTATCAATAACGCTGGCTCAGTCATCTCAGAAAAGGAACTATTGGCGCAGATTATCAACGGTACTCAGTTGGCTAGCATGTCTGCATCTCCAACCACACTCTCACGTATTGCTGGAATGTTCGGTAACTAATGGCATTACCAGCCCAGATATCCGTATCTTTCGATTACTCGGTCGGAGCTACATTCGGCTATAACGGGTTCGTAATCGGCGACCCTAAATACGGAATCCTTGGCACTAACACTCTCGGCAGCAATACCCTGCCTGAGCCTATTATCGACCTTACACCTAACGTCTATCACATCTCAATTATCCGTGGTCGTAACATCCAGCGCGATACCTATGAAGCCGGTCAATGCGTTGTCCGTGTTTTAGACCCGCAGTCCTACTTTAACCCACAGAACACATCATCGCCTTACTATGGCTATCTTGCACCGCTTCGCAAAATTCGTGTAGCTGCAACAACGGCAACCACACAGAAGTATCTTTTTAGCGGTTACATTACAGACTATAAATATACCTATCCGGTCAATCAAGATACTGGTTATGTAGATATTTCATGCACCGATGGATTCCGTCTATTTCAGTTGGCTAGCGTCAACACCGTCACAGGCGGCACAGCAGGGCAGACAACCTCAGCCCGCTGGAACTCTATTCTTGACCAAGTATCGTTTCCAACCTCGATGCGTACCTATTCCACTGGACTTAATACCTGTATCGCTGATCCTGGCACAACCCGTACCAGCCTTGCAGCTCTTAAGAATGCTGAGTTCTCTGAGACCGGCGCGTTCTATATGAACGGTTCAGGCACAGCAGTATTTAAGAACCGCACTGACGTATTTAATTCTCTTTCCAAGACT